GTTGATTGCAGAGGATTTGAAGTTCATGTCCAATCAACCGTATTTGACGGCAGGCAAGACAAAACAGAAAATTGGACAGGAACAGCAATGGCAGCAGGAAATAGACTCGCGCTATTGGGAATAGATTTGTTGAGCGTAGAAATATAATCACACGCCCCCCCAGCCGGGCCGGTTGCTGAGACAAAAAATAGGAGGGTATGGAGATATGGGAGACAAATCTGTTTTAATCAGCCTCAAGGATAGATGGTGGAACAAGATTCTATCCGGTGAAAAAGCGGAAGAAATTAGAAAGACAATGCCGCGCCAAATTGAAGCCGAATATGATGGAGATACAGCGCATTTTTCTCCTGCATTACAAGTATTTGTCTATTTAAGCGGAACAGGGCACGTTGTCGGACACTTTAATTGCGATAAAATAAAACATTGGGATTCCGCTCATGCGGAATGGGCGTATTCAGTTGGGCCGATTCCAGGCGTATCATGTATAATGCCAATGTCTGACACCGACGCATTCGAACGGATGCGAAAAAAGGGATGCTTAACGGATGAACAGATAATGGATTATTTTGGTGATGAAGATTTCAAGGCATATTTTTGGAGCGTACTGAACCCAACGGAGTATGAGACACCCATACCTCTATCAGATTTTGGATTAAATAGGCCTCCGCAAAGTTGGTGCTATACGGAATACACCGAACCCCGGAACCAACCGGGGAATGATTGAAAGGAGTAAGTGAGGATGGATTCATATGAACAATATGTGAAGTATCAACTTCCTTCGGAAATAGAATGGCTCAAAAGGCAGATTGCAACTAAGAAATTGACACAGGCAAATATCCAAGAATATCAACATCAAATACGGCACAAGGAATTGATTGCGGTTTTTATGGAGCGGAATTGTCAGATAGCCAATCCCGCTGTGGGAGAATGGAGGATTAGGATGGACTGCGATCAATGCAAAGAATATGAATTGGACTTTAATTTTTGCCCGCATTGCGGAACGCCACTCGCGGAATCTGAACCGCTTACGTTGGATCAGCTAAAACAAATGCACAATACGCCTGTATGGGTGGAATTTTCTGGTGATGAAGAATATGGGGCTGCACCTAAAAGTCACTGGTGCTTTATAGACGTTTGCGGTGGCATGGTTGACGCTTATCCATGCGATATCCACGAAGTACATGAATATGAATACCCACACAGCGCATACGGCAACGGCTGGCTTGCGTTCGCCCACAAACCCAAAACCCAACCAGCATCAAAGAAAGGCGGGAGATGAATGGATAGACTGACATGGAGAAATGAACGCGGGCAAGCATGTTTCCGCATGGGCGATACTGAATATGTCGGCGGGGAAACCGCGGAAAGGCTTGCCGAATTTGAGGACGCGGAGGAACAAGGTCGGCATATAATAGCACCATGTCCCATCGGAACAATGCTTTGGTGCGCTGAAAGCATTATGCCGGACTGGGCTAAAGTATTGTATTTTGGTCAAGGTTTTTTCGAATGTCGAACGGCTCGAAGTATTTTTGTTGCCGGTAAATGGCAGCGAACAAAATCTATTTTGTTCGAAGATTTCGGCAAAACCGTATTTCTCACCCCCGAAGCCGCTGAATCAGCCCTCAAAGCCAAATCCACGGGAGGGGATTGATATGATGAAATCAATGAAGTTTAAAAACACCGACAACTGCGGCAACCCAAAACAAAACTATCTTGACAAACTCGCCGCCATGACGGATGCAGACTTGCACGCCGAAACGCGACAAAAAATCTGGCTATCGGCCTACGCCAATAATAACCCTCGCTCTGATTACCACTGGCAATGCGACGCTACATATGACGAATGGAACTGTCGCGGAAATCTTGACGGATATAAAAAGGCGTATGATGAAGAATATGCCGCGAATTTTGGATAAAGCCAACTCCCCGGAATGAGGGGAGAAAGGGAATTGATATGAATGATAGGTATTTATTTAGAGGAAAGCGCGTTGATAATGGAGATTTTATTATCGGGTGGTTATGGCAAAACAAGGGATATTACATAAGCAATGCCACATATGACCTTGTCGAAGTTTTGCCAGATACCATCGGACAATGCACCGGACACCGAGACATGAACGAAAGCCTTATATTTGAGGGTGACATTCTTCAAATTGATGATGATGATTTTGGAATTTTCAAAAGTGTAGTTTATTGGAGCGAAAGAAAGTTGGCATACGTTATAGACAGCCCGCGACGCAAAGAGGATTTAATATCACAATGGACTTCTTGCGATTTAGGGTTTCCGCTGAATTGCGCGGAAATAATCGGGAATATACACGAATCTCCGGCGCGAGGAGTGAAAAACGAATGACAGATCTACGATCATTCCTCCAATCCCAAACAACCACCGGCCTCAGTATCCGTGAAATATCGCGTCAGACAGGCGTAGCGGCCTCTACAATCAGTCGAACAAAAAGGGGAGATAGGAAATGCCGCAGATTATTAGTCGCTGTTATGGCGATTGCCAAGAGCGTGTGGGCATACCAAACGGTTGCAGGATAGTTTATGACAAATCTATTAAACCACAAATAGGTGATATTGTCGTTTGCTCCGACAAGTATGGCAGTTTGACACCAATGGTAAAATTACTTATAGGGTTTGATGGTAGAAAAGGTATAGTATCCACTCAATTTTCCGACAAGGGCAGGGATTTTACATTTTCTACGCCTAGTATTTATGGTGTATTAGTCAAGTGTCTCGCGCTGGACAGTGATAATATTGTCTGGAGTAAAACATCATAAGCCGAATATGCAATGGTGGTATTTCACCAAACATGGAGACGGCGGGGCGTATACTGCGTCCGTTTGGGTATAGGGTGGCGATTAATAAGATAGGGCGGGAGCCGACAGGAGAGGGAGGACATAATGAATAGAAATTTAGATGGCGTATATTTTCGAGTAGAAAGAAGTGGAGCGTGGGAAAATGTTTGCTTCTCTGACTTAAGCGAAAATGAAATGGATACCGTATTGGCTGGCAAAGATACAAAATGGTTAATATCTCTGTGCAAAATCTTAGGAACCAAAATCAAATATATTGGAAATCAATTCGATATTATGGCCGCAGATAATCCCGAATAAGCCGGGGAATTGAGAAGGATAAAATGAACATAGCAATTTGCGAGACATGCGGTCGGTTTTTGAAGTTTGTAGAATATACCGCAGATGAAGCTAAAGAAATATATGCGCCAGATGGTGCGGGATATATGATGTGCAAAAATTGTGGGCCTCAATCCGTATTTCGCACAGTTGAACGAAAAGACAAAAAAGACACCCCGGCGTAAACCGGGGCTTTTTCTGAAATGGATATTGTGGTATAATAATCAAGAGGGATGTGACATTATGGCAAAATTCAGATATCATCGCGGCGGTCTTCGGGAAAGCATGGAAACCATTATCGAGGTATCCGGCAAGCAAGATTTAGTTGATAAGTTTCTCAAAGATGAATGGATTAGTCTATATAATCCCACGTTAGATACAGTACAGGTAAAACCATACGGTTATGATGATAGGATAAAATGGGATACGCATATTGTAACGCTTACTGAATGGGGCGTAGTCGGATTTACGGATGGGCCCTTAGATTGATAATAAGCAATCCCCCGACATTAGCCGGGGGAGTTTTGTTATACGAGGCGGGCCAGCAGCGCATTGTGATGAACCATATACGGATTCAGGTCAATATTCGGCTCAACCGTTCGGGCGTATTTAGCGAGGATTTCAAAGTGGGATAATTCCTGCTTGGCTATTTCCTTGAAATCTTTGTTGCCGGTTTGCTGCCACAATTTGATGTACCTCTCCGAATCTGCAAGCTCGTCAGCCATATAATCCAGCAGGACACCTACAGCGCCCTCATTTTCGCCCTGTGCGTCGGTTTCGGGGGTTGAGTGGGTAACTTCGCCTTGATAATCCTCATGGCCTTGTAGGGCTATGCAAGCGGCGTACAGAATGAATTGTTGCTTTGTGGCTTTGTCCGGGTCAATGTCTTTCAAGTCCTTATAGGTATCTTTGGCGTTCTTCTGCCAGCGTTTCATTTTGTCTGACATGACATCACCCTAAATTAAAATTAATATCTTCCCCGTCTTTGTGCTCATGTTCCATATATTCATGCATCCATTTAGATTTAACGGAAACATCATGAGGCATATAGCCACCAAATATAAAGCTACCCTCAGCCATATCAACCTGCGTCCATTCTCCTTGAACCTCTTTGATAAGACACATGAGTTTTTCGTATATTTCCGCACTGATGGTTCGGCTTAAATGGATAGCATGGTTAAGGCATTCAATAAGCTCTGCCTCATTCTTTTTCCACATTGGAAAATGGGCCTTAAAATCGTCAAGATTATTCATGGTATAGGGTTCTGCCTTTGCGACCATTGCCATATCAATTCGGGGGTCATATTTCAGCCTATCCCGAGACATTTTTAACAAGCCTTTTAAGGAGCAGAAGTCACCCGATGCCTCTCCATCATCATGCCAGCGGCCAGGGCCGCGAACATGTATTTTCCTCGAAGCATTAGCCGCCCTTAAATGCCACAAACAACCGGCGAATAAATATGTGCAAATGCGGTCCAGCTCCATACAGAGCTCTTTCTTTTTCTCCTCATGGCTCATTTCCTCATGGCCGGGATTCATGCTGGGGTTTCTTGCATCATAAGGCATAATTTAAACCTCCCTTATCGAACCTTAATAACAACGACTTCGATATTGCTGAAAACTGCGCCAACGCCAGTGTCCACAAAGGTCAGAGAAACGGAGTTACCGCAAGCAAAGCAGGCCGGGGTAACGCAAACGGCGGTTTCAAAAGCCATATTGACGATATCCGTAGTGGCTGTGCTATCCTCTGTAGCCTCCGCGCCGGGTTGGAGCACTCCATTAACGAAGAGTTGTACTGTGATATCTCCTGCGGTGCCGGATTCCGCTGCATCGCCATTAAAATGCACATCGTAAATACCGGGGCAATTTAAACTTATGGTGGTCGATCCGGGAGGGTGGGTAATGGCGCGGCCGGCCCGTACTCTGTTAGTGTTGAATACGATCGGCGATCCGGTAGTAATGGTTTGGTCAGTGTTGGTATAGGTATCGAGAATGCTGGTGCAATCATTATTCATTTTAAAATCTCCTTTTATTAATTGATTTTATTATTTATCTCTTTGAGCACTTCAAGCGTTTTTCGTCCGCTCTCCGCACTCTTTTTGTTGTTTATGACGTTCAATGTATTGAGTTGGACGCTTCGAGCATTTAACTGAACATTCCATTGATTCAAAAAAAATATTCCGACAGTCAAAGCCAAAATGGTGACATTGGTTAATAAATTCGAGCGGTCGTAATTATTCTGTTGGTTCTGATTCCACGGGTTGCTGTACATTTGGATCACTTCCGCCCATTTTGTTTAGAGCGTCTACTCCATGACCAGCCAATTGCTGCAAGCCTGAAAAAAAATCTTTCCTCGCTTTAGGATTCCCCAGTAAAAAACCGGACGCAAGGAGTATAAGTCCTGATATGTTCATGATTCACCTCCATATCATTTTCGTGGCTCTACGAATATGATCTATAAAAAAACAAGGCGACTATTGCCGCCCTGTTAATCACTTTAACGGCAAAGTGTACGAATCGCGTTATTTAGTTGTTATGCGCAGCAACCGTCAAAATCGCAGCGTCCACGCCTGTTGTCGCGCTCAAAACGCTCAAATCGTCTATCGATTTCGCGGAAGCAATCACGGTCAAGATCGCGGGTGCAAGGTGTTACGCATTCGGCGTAAACGGGTTGTCTTTTGGGAAGCTCGCAAGACAAACGCTCAAGCATTTCATCTACCTTCTCAATCCTGTTGTTCACAAGTCCGATTTGGGCACTTGTAAATGCTTCGGATTTCATGGTCTGAATCATAGCGTTTTTCTCGGAAATCGTGTCGCGCAGATCCTGGATGTAATTCTGCTCAATCAGAGCGCGGGTCTTCTCGCCCTCGCAATGAGTGGCCTCACGATCCTTGCAACCGTTTTCCCAAATATCTTTGTCAATACAACAAAGCTTGGCATTGATGTTGCGCTCTTCCTCGAAATTGCTTTCGTCCTTGAACGTGGGCTGTACGCACGGGCCGCAACCGCAACCACCGAATCCGCCGAAATGACCGATTCCGTCAATGCCGTCTCTGCGTCCATCGCCTCTGAACAGAACCCAGAACACGACAACGAGAAGAATCACCATTGCAAACATGCCGCCGCCGTATCCGAATCCACCGCCGACGTTGCTGTCGTTGATTTCATTTCCGTAAGATGCCATTTGTTTTTCTCCTTTCTTGAAAATATATATATTTTCAACCAGACCGCTTGAGCCTGTAATTGACCGCTATAGCTTGGGATATTTCTTCCGGTCGAACAATGGAGCGTTGGATTGTGTAGTAGGGGCTTGCGTCTGGCGAGAACCACCGCGCATAGCGCCCTTAATCATATCAAGCAAAGGCTTTGCTCTTGTTGCGCTCATGCCGGGTATTTTTGAAATATAAGGCGCATATTTGTTGTAGGCTTCATCGATAACGGATTTATCGATTCCCATATTATCAAGCACTCTCGCGCCGCTTTCGGCGGAATTGACGTTTTTGAGAATATCAGGTAGCATCTTTTGTCCCTGCTGTAGAGCCGCCTTTACTTGATTTTCCGGTCGGCCTGTCACTTTGGCTATCGCCGCCGATTTGTTTTGTGCCAGATTCAAAACCACTTCCGCTATTCCCATTCGATTTCAACTCCTTTATCTGATTCTGCAAATCGCCGATTATGGAATTTGTGTTTTGGACTGATTCAAGCAATGCCTGATTTATTGCCGCTTGTTGCGTCGCTTGTTCTTGCACAAGTCTCAATTGCTCGGCGGCGGCTTCTTGCGCGATCTGTTCTGGAGATTTTGGAATTGTTATCGCGCCAAGCTCCACTAGCTTAGAATAATAGTTATCAAGTGTTTCTTGCATCTCTGTGATTGTCCGCTTGTATTCATCCTCTTTTTGATAATCCACGCCGATGACTTCTCCGCGCCGCCCTGTTGACATATCCCGAATCATGCCGTTTTGGTCAATGAGGGCAACGAAAGTATTTTCCGTATTGTAAGCCATATTAAAACCACACCTTTCATTGATTGATTTTAATAAATATGTTATAATTAATGTGCGGACGCTTTGCAAGGCGTGGGGCGGTTTAACCCGCCGCCCCTTTGCCGCTTAATTACGGGTAGGAGGTTTTATTTTTATGCCAGAATTAAAGGACAGAACCGGCGAAGTGCGGATTATGCATAATGGACTTAGCGCAAAGATTGTAAAATATCGGAACGGCAGGGATATGGATATCGAATTTGAAAATGGCGATATCGCCATTAAGAAATGTTATTTGGATTTTAAGAACGGCAAAATAAGTTGCCCGCTTCAATTCGACTATATTGACGATTACGCCATAGTAACTAATCCAAACTTAACACCAAATTTTTCATTTATAATTGATTTCAAAGATATCCCATTGATCGTAAATAATTATTGGTACCAACATAAAGACGGATATGCGGTTTGTAATATATCAAGAAAGAAAATACGTTTACATCGCCTGATAACGAATGCCCCATATGATATGGAGGTTGATCATATCAATGGAAACAAGCTTGATAATCGCAATTATAATCTTCGGATTTGTACAAAGGCTGAAAACCAAAGAAATAGATCGAAGCAGTCGAATAATTCAAGTGGTTATAAGGGTGTAAGCTGGCATAAAGGTATGAATAAATGGACAGCGAATATTGGCATAAATGGTAAGCGCGAATACATCGGTTCATTTTCTGATAAGGATGAGGCGGCAAGGGCCTATAATCAGGCTGCAATAAAACATCATGGTGAATTTGCAAAACTAAATCTGATAGAATAATTGATCTATAAATTTGGCCGGGGATAATCCGAGGTGTGGTCGGTAACCCCGGCCCTATATAGCAACCGGTCAAAGCCGGGAGCTGACTTCTTTCTTTGTTTCGATAGCCGCCATCAAATCATCCAACTTCCCATTCCGTCGATAAAGCTCAATGAGCCGGTCCGCCTGTTGTTCGGTGTAGGACAGGTGGTGCATGAGTTCTAATTTGATTGTTTTGTCGGTGTATTTCATATAATTTTCTGCACTTCTGAAATAAAATCCTTAAGTGGCACTCCATAACTCTTTGCAATGGATTCCCCGCATTCTGCGCCGCTCTGCAGCATCAATTTAAAGCGTTCGCGCTGTGCCTCGCCCATACTATTCACAAAGAATCTGGCGGAGATTTGGGCGGTTGCAGACGTTGTGGAAGCATCTTGTGTCATGGTGGCATTCTTGGGCTTTGGCGGTTGAATCAAATTACTTATCATTTCTCGCCCTCCCCAAAGCGGCCGTAATACATACTCATCACAATGCAAACAGCCTCAACGAAGTCCTTGTTGTATGTGCCTTTCGCCTTTGCGTGTTCGATCATCTCAATAGTCATTTCTGTCAGGTCTGTTAAGGCTTTATCTAATTTGCTGATAAGCATAGGTAAAACCTCCTTTTATCTCTAAGTTAATTATAAGGAATCCACCAGAACAAAACGGCATGATTAATCCATTCAAGCGGCATACAAAGGACTGAAAAAGGACAAAAAAATAAGGCGGACAACTCCACATTGGAGCGGCCCGCCTTTTGTATTGCGTATATTTTGTTTTTGTGGTAGAATTTGGAGTAGGAGGGATGGATTATGTTGATTAAATGCCCAGAATGTGGAAAAGAAATAAGCGATCAAGCGCAAGCTTGCCCAAATTGTGGCGTTGGAATCAATAAGCAGCCGCAATCCCTGCAGCAAATTCCGATACAGCAAATGTCGCCCGCATATCAGCCCCCGCCACCGCCCAAAAAACCGATGTCTGGTTGCTTGGTGTTTATTATTGTGATAGCCGCAGTTTTTACAGGGATACTTGCAATTGGAGGGATAGCAAGCATATTCACGCCATCTAAGGAAGTGGGGCCAACTTCGGAATCGGTTGCTTTAGACGAACCTCAGCAGGAATATCTTCCATTTATTTTAATGCAAACAAGGGCGCTGGGCAATGGCCTAACTACCTTAAGCGAACAGATTAAAATTATAGAGGAAGACCCATCAAAAAGATTTGAGGTATTCTGGAGAATAGATATGTTAGAATGTATCGACAGAATTAATATCTCGGCGGACGCGATTATCGAATATGATGTCACACAAGTCCCGGATGAATTTATTGATATACACAATTCCCTTGTATCGTCGGCTCAAAGCTATATGGCGGCGATGGAAATCATAGCCGATGGGGTAGATAGCGGTGATATGGAGCGCATAAATATGGCGGAGGAATATTTGGAATCTGGAGCAAATTATATGGATCTGGCAACTGAAAAAATGAAAGATGCAGCAGCATAACGTCGGGCCCGCCCTAGCCGGCGGGTTTTCTTTTCGGAAATATTTTAACCGAGGCGGCCCCTATCTTCATAATATATCCAATTTGTCCATCATAGCCCGGATTGTGGCGAGCTCCTGCTTAACAAAAGAGTAGCTATACCCCGTCAGATCCGAGATATAGCCAACTGATTTATTCTCTATATAGCGCATACGAAGCATTTTTGCTTGTTCATCCGAGACAGTATACTCATCCCTTAATTTATCGGCGACAACTTCCTTCTCTCGCCGTGTCGTCAAGGGATTAAAAAAGAACCGGTTTACTTTCTTGCTTAATTCACTGATACCGCCTCACCTCATTTCGGCTTGATGTCGCGGTAATACTGATATGTAGTAGTTTGAGTGTTGGATTCTGGGTTGTATTTGGCGCTTACGGACTTGCCGCTGGAAACCTGGTATCGGGCGTTATTGTCCTTGCGTGTCATCCGCCGGGTTATTTTCACTCTCGCCGCCATATGTTACATCACCACCGCCACCAACAGCCCAACTGCTGTTGTCAGACTGCACGTCAACAGTTGTCTGGAAATCGTATTGCGACAAAAATTCCTTGAACCGGACGTCATTTTCGGTCGCCAGCCGCTCAATAGATTGCTGATGCCGGTTGTTGGAGTCCCACAAGGTCCATTGGAAATAGACAAAACTGATAACAAGCGACAAAATCAACGCCCATATGGTGATGTCCTTGCGGAATTCTTTTCTATCCCGCGCGGCCTCTCGCTCCTTATAATCGCCGAGGGTATCCCGCAGCACCTCATTCACGCCGCCCTGAACATCCCGGATTTCCTGCATTATATTATCTAAATTTTCCATTCTATCAGCCTCTTCCCGGTTTTGATGATATTATATCACGCTTTATGTTCAAGCGACAATACTCTTTCCTCAATTCCTTGTATTCGGGTAAAGAGTGTCTTGAATTTTTCTTCTGATTGCCTGCTGGATATTTCCAGATTGTGATTTTGAGCCTTTACTTCTTCTATGCTATTGCAAACCTTATCAATTTTACGGCCCAGCTCATCTATCTTTTCGGCCATACGTCCTTGTGCCTCAGCATTTTGGATGCCATCCTTATTGCCGCTGCGAATAAAGGACAATATGCCTATAATACAGCCAATAATAGCAATCAAGAGAGTTATTGTTGTTGAGTCAAATATGTCCTCACCACCTTATTTTACCATTAATTCCGGGACTTGTCTACCCAATCACCGGAATAGATTTATCTCCGTCGTTGATATATGCATTCCCGTCGGTTGTGTACGTCTGCTTATCCGGGGCGCTAGTTTTGCAATGCATCCACTCCAGGGGATTGGACATAGTCAGATCGTTGGCGCCGGAGCTTCGGCCCTTGAATTTGCTGGTGTTGTTTTTAATGGATGGCGTATAATGCGTATTCACTGTGTCCTCATCAACCTCCATGTGCAGATGCGCGGCAGTGGCGTAGGTGCCCGTGCTGCCGTAGAGGCCCATCTTGGTGTCCTTAGTAATTGCCTGGCCCTTCTTAACGCTCACAGACGCGAAGTGGTACATGCGCACAATGATATCGGCGTAGCGCTTCTGAATGTGGTTACATGCCTGTGGGTACTTGACGACAATGTAATTGCCGAAACAGGTATCCGTTCCAACATCCAAGATAATGCCGTCGCCCATGCCGTAGATCTGGTAGTTGGCTCGTGTTTTGTCGGCGCAATCCATGCCGTAATGCACCCCCACGCTGAGCTTGGCAAGATATTCAGCGTTTTTGTAGCTGGCCGTCACGCGCATGTTGTTTTGCGGCTGGATAAGCTTTTGCTGTGTTGCATTTCCCATAGATTAACCCTCCTTCGCTTCTGGCAGCCCCGCCAGAGACGTCAATATAGATAGTATTCCTGCCACTGCCGACGCGGACAATACCACAATCCAGTTTACCTCGGCTGCAATTGCAGATGTGCCAATAGTCGCTATAGCGGTCTGCGCTATTGTTTTTACTGCCCGGATCCCTGCTGCCTTCGCCCATGCCTTAAAGTTGCTCATGTGTTTTCCCTCCATAAATTAAAATAACCGCCCAGAAAGGCGATTTTATATCATAGGTTCTTCCAGCGCCGCCGTCAACTCAGCGTACTGCTCGTCGGTCAGCTTTCCCACCGCGAAAAACACGTCGATTTTCTCGGCCAGACCGTCCGTGCGCCCCAGCGCGATGAGCTGCTTGATTGTGTTGTACAGCACCTATACCACCCCCAATTCCAATAGAATCAGCCTGTACTCCTGGTCCACGAGGATTTCGGCCATGTCTGAAGCCGTTGCCACCAACTGTTGCTGCATCTGAATGGTGATATCTTCCGGCATGCTTACCTCTTGGCCATCCCGGTAGAATCGCCCATCCGAATAAGTATCTCCGATTGCAACGGGCAAATCATCAATTGATACTGCCAGTAGGCTCATATTTGTTGCCATGGCTTGCGCCGTTGAGATGTTGTCAAATTCGGCGATATTATCAACGATGTAGCAATTCGTCCCACTGCTGGGATACATGACAAGGCCGCTGCCGCCATTGCTGCCGCCTAATGTTGTTTTTTTAATGAGCGCGATTCTCATTCCGACCAGTCCCCCCATCTGATAATTACAATTCCGCTGCCTCCGGCGCCGCTGGAACCATTGTTTGTAATTGGGTTGGTAACGTGGGCTCCAGAGCCACCCCCTCCACCGCCAGTATTGACAGTTCCAGGATATCCATTTCTATAAATCGAACCGGAGCTACCAAGTCCTCCCCTTCCACCACCACCAGAACCTCCGGGGCCTCCATCATAGTTGTCGGCACCTGTATATATTCCGCCTCCACCTCCACCTCCGGAGAATTGCATGGAGGAGAATGGAGAAACATCTCCCAAAAATGGACGAGTGGAGGTGCCTTGTCCAGATCCCCCCTGATTAGCAGTGTTGGCTCCATTTCCTCCATCTGAACCACCGCTACCACCGGAAATAGAAGAGGATCCACCGCTACCACCTCCAGATCCCCCGTTCCCTCCATGATAGACATTTCCTCCAGGCTTATAAGTGCCGCCGGAGACAGAATATTCTCCAAATGAAGAAGCTCCACCAGTTATTTGGACTGTGGCAACAGATGTTGTATAAGGAATCGCGGCTCCGCCAGAGCCTATCACAACAGAAATCGGAGAATTATAAAATATTGATACATTATAATGGTTCGCAGCATAACCACCACCTCCTCCACCGCTACCGAGTGCAGTGATGCTTCTCGCTCCACTTGAACCGCCCCCAAACAAGGAAACATCTATCTCAGTATCCATATCAGATGTCAATTCGCCAGAAGTCAAAAGCTCCACATAAAAGCGTTCATTTCCGGTAGTGGGGTGTATACTTTCAACGATATTAGAGGTTCCTGTATAGATGAATGCGGGGATTCCCTTGGGCATTGCGTTCACTCGATTTGCTGCATTGCGGTTCATTGCGCCTGTATCACTATAAGGAAATGCTTGATAGTAGTATGTGATTCCATTTATAAGATCTCCGTCAATTAACCCTGTGGATTGGTATTGATTGCGAATTTGGCTGTCCACAACTAACGTACCATCATTCTCATCGATTGGATATGAGTCCGGCTTTCTGACAACCAAAGTCCCAGCCCAATTTACAATGGGCAATGTTCCGTCCGAGGGATCGCCCCACGTTAATGTCACCTGAGCATTGTCGGGAACCGCCATAAAATCAGTAACGTCACCTGGCGAAGATATGGCGGAAAATGTATTCATCACATATGCGGTTGTTGCTATCTGGGATGTGTTGGTTCCTGTAGGCGGTGTGGGCGCGGCCGGAATTCCAGTAAGCAATGGGGAAGCAACCGGCGCTTTTAATTCATTGAGAATCCTGCCCTGATTTGCGGATAACGCCGATTCAGCGGATACGCTTGTAAGATTATCCACAATTGATACGGCGGAAATATTTTCGTCGATAATATCCATATTATCATTAAAATCATCCACATTATATATGGCCCGTTGCGAGGGCTTTTTTAGATTAAGATTAGGAGTATATTCATATTCTGCCATTATCCTAGCGGCTCCTCTCTTATTTGGGCATGGGTAAATTGAGATAAATATTCATGAGTGTAATCTGACAATGATTGATGTTGATTGTATCGGATATTCAGATTGTAGATTAAATTGGCGGGCAATATTTTTTCAAGAGTCAACTCCATTTCATGAACCCAATTCTTCCCGTGCCGCAGACTATTAATGTCCAACCGGTAATTGCGATAATCCAATTCATAAGACCAATTTCCCGCACCCATGATGTTGTCCATTATCTCCTGCATGGTTCGCTCTGTATATGGCACGTTGCTTGCCAGCCGATTTAGGATGCGCCCCCGCCGAAATCCCATGCTTTCCGTAGTTGGATCGGCGACAATTCCCAGGATGATTTCCCACTTTAATACACCTGCCGGTGTTGCAATCTTCGGAAACGCATCATAGAAATGGTTACGAGTCCTTTCGGACCGCTCGTCAAGCTCCGGCTGCACGGCCTCGATGATTGCATCCATTTCCATGTTGCCACGGTAAATTCCGTTAACAAAATTCTTAAGCATTTGTAAGCATCACCCCTCCCCGCATCGGCAGTTGCTGCAGGCCGGATGTTTGCGTCAGCGCCAAATCATACGCCATACCGTTTATGGTGATTCCCGTGACATTGCTTACGCCCTCCACGCCAATAATTGCGGCGTTTATCCGGGCAATAAAAACAGATATAGTGCCCGCGTCCGCCCACTCCCGCCGAAGCTCCAGCAGATATTCCTCAATAACGTTCTCGATGCTTGCTTGCAATTGCGTAATTGTGTATCCAGCCTTAAGGGTTAAGGCGGCGGATATATCGATATCTACTGGCATAGGCGTCGTAACCGTCACTCTGTGGCCGATGGGGGCAATGCCCAATCCCTCACCGTTATGGGGGATGGGGTCTATCTTTTCCTGTACGACGGCGATAAAGTCAACCGTGGCAGGGTTGTATTCGCTGTCGATAATGGAGAGCATTACAGTGCCGCCGCCATCCCACACGGGGAAGACCTTCACATCCCCCACGCCGGATATGGCTCTGGTGAATTGCTTGTAGTCCGCGACGTTGCCGCCATATGCTTTTTGGCTGATGCGCTCAAGCACCCTTCCCCGCAAATGCTCATCCGTTTCTTCGTCCTCCGCCGGTATGTACGTGCCAATCATAGTGGCTACGCCCAGATTGTTGATGACAAATAAGGGGATCAACGCCCCCAAATAAGCATTCCCCGCCGTTCCCACTGTCTCGCATTGCAATAAACATTGTCCGGCCTCAAGATTTTCTGTTAACGCAAAGTTAAGCCCGCCCGCCGTGTTAGGCGTCGAGAATCGGCTGCCTACCGGCAAGTCAATGGGGTTGCCATCTGTGTCAATCATTTCCCCGATTCGAATAGCATGAGTGGCGACGGTTCGGACGATTCCATAATCGGCTGCACGGTTGTCAAGATTGATTCCGGTGGCTGTGAGCAAATAGGTTTGCTCGGAAAAGATATCGATGTTGATATTCATTTGCGCCAGCTCCGCCGCTGCAGGGGAAAGCGTATCGTAAATGATACTGCCCTGGCGTTTATCCCTCGCCGCAGATATTCGGTCAAGCATCCGATTAAGTATGCTTTGAAATGTTGCCATTATTTATCGCCTCCCGCCCTATAGACTGACATTGACTTCTGCGCCAAAGGTTCCTCGATTACAGATTACCGTAAATTCTACAAGTGCGCTGTCCGTCTTAATTTTTTCGATGTTTGTCACCGTGACGTCGGTAATCCGGTCGTCCTGCAAAAGAGCATCCCTCAAAGTATTTTGTATCGAAGCTTCTAGGTAACCAAAACTGCGCCCGATATATTTCTCCAACTCCACGCCGTAATTGTCGTCGTAAATCGCATAGGCGTAGCGCTCGGTAGACAGGATGTGATACACCGCCTGCTGCACCGCTTCTATGCCATCCGCGTTGCCTACGATCTGATCATCGTCCAGCCGGTATGTGAAAGACGGGAACGGGATAAATTCTATTTGTTCGATTATCGTTCCGCTAATTTGTGGTATCATATAGGAAATTCAATCCTTTCCACAAAGAATTTCTGATCTCCGTCAAAGGATAGCAATATTACCCTCTCTCCTATGGAAAGTCCGGGCCAAATAAGCAACGTTTCCAATTCTGTGCTCGATGTTCCGGCTGGAGTTTCATGAAAATGGATGGCCGTGGATATCGAAAATGGTTTGCATATCCTTGACAACACCAAAAAACCCGCCGTGAGCGGCACCCTGCTGTCCTCTCCTTCACGAGTAATTATCAGTGGGTTGATGTTTATCACAGTGCCATAGGATAACCCTGAGACAGTATCCCTCCCTGCTCCGGCCATTGTATTTAAAAGCCTATTGACGCCATTCGTCACACAAACACCTCCTAAATAAAAACTTCTAATTGCATCGAGTGAAAGTCCTTTTCATATGTGTGGGTTGCGGATGTGATCCACATGGCCTGGTTGATCCCCAGCTTTTCAAGTTGGAAGGCAAATCCACTTCCGGCAACCAATTCTGGCCTGCCAAGGGCGGTCAGCTTCATTGTCTTGGTCTCCCGGTTGTAGAGCTTCATATAATTATTCGCCAATTCCCTTATCTGCGCCTCGTTCTGCTCTTCCTTGGCCTGGACAACCGTTTGAAGCTTGCCCCATTGTTTTTGCGTGGTACTGTCAAATTCTATCCATACCTCTCTCTTTCCCGTTTTCTCGTTGTCCCGGTAAACCTTAACGCTGTTGTATGTATTTTTGTCAATGGAGATTTCATATTGATAGCTGGTCAGCAGGGATTCATCGCCGATGATGAGATTTGTTTTCTCCTGGCCCAATTCGGTAAATTGCAATACACCGAATTTGTCTTTGATAAAATATTGCTTTTTCTCATTGACGTTGGCATATTGGATTCCATAATTGATGGTTTCATACAGCGTCTTCCCGGCGTGATTGTATTCGGGGGCGATAAAGGTAGATGGAGTTATGACTTTGTATTGCGATGCCTGGAAATTATCCTTGCATACCCTTCCGAATACCGCGCTGGCCGTCTCATTGCTGGTTATGTAGGTTTCTTTGTTCTTCAAATAGCGCATCTGGTCATAGGCCGTGATCTTGTATACTCCCGTCGCATCGGTCCCCATCGTGAATATGTAGCCGTAGAAAATGCCCACATCATCGACCGAAAAGCGAAGAATGCTCCCACAAACCAATTCCAATATGCCATTAGGATCCTGCTGCAATGAGACGGTCAGTTTTCCCGGCTGTCCATCAAGCGTGGTTTGGTGGGAAATCGTCCCGGCCAGAGTCACGACATCGTATACTGTCCCGGTAAGACTATTCTGGCATTCAAGTTTATAGGTCATGACGTCACCCACGACGCCGGAATTGTATAGACCTGGCCGACATAAATAAGATCCGGATTACTTCCAATCACGGCCTTGTTTGCGTTGTACAGTTCCCGCCAATTCGCGCCGCCCTGGTTGGACAGCCTCTTGGATATTGCCCAAAGGCTGTCCCCGGCCTTGACGGTGTATGTCTGGCCGACGGCGGGCTTATTATCCGTCCTGGCCTTTGCCGCAGGCGTGGCCGCCGTTGGTGTTGTCAGCTCGATAATCCTTGCGCCGTATGGACGATATTCGGTAAAGGATAAATCGTAATAAATCCGTCCCTCCTCTCCCGCTCGCCGGTCGCTATCGAAGCTTTCAATCACGGTCTGCATATCAACCCCCAGCCCGCTTGCGGTAAACTGGGCCGGGGTTTTGCTGTCCATCCATTTCTTAAAAAATGTAGTATATGTTAGCCTGTCTTCGGGGGGAAAGAAACTGGATATATCAAAAGAGGAAAGCCCCGGCTCTCCCGGAACGACGATTTCGCCGAGGCTCACGATATTCACCTTTTCGTTATTTCCCGGAATGCCGATTTTGATATGTTCCGGGTTCACGGGCAGCGTGATTGAATCCCTATTGCGCTCAAAAATTAAATCAACGGTCATCCGAACACCTCGATTCTTGAATCATGCGGGCACCCACAAGCTTGAATTCGCCACTTCTTCTGTCCAATCAGCCAATACCTCGATGACTTGGTTCACGTCGGCTGACTCGCGGATGGTGTCCACATTCACGGCTATTTGCGGCGTGAGCGTCTGGTATGTAACCTGGTAATCGCGGGTAGAGATGTCCAAAAGCATTTTAATGTCCTCGGAATCGATTTTAACCGGTTTGGTGGCAGAGGTTTTTAATGCTTTTCCTTCGGGGGTATTGATGGTGTAATCATCAAGATTCATTCCCTCCGCGGCCCCGCCAGCAGCCGCCCTTTGGCGTCTTCCAATTTCAGCCTGCCTATAGGCATGTTTGCCCTCCGCCAGCCTGCGTTCGCGCTCAAGATTTGTCTGTCTCTCCGCCGCGTTTGTCTCTATTTCGGCCTGTCTTGTGGCCAATCCCTCAGCCCTGGCTTGTTTAGCAGCCTCGTTTGCGGCGGCAGCGTCTGCGGCGAACGTAACTTCCGCGATAAGCTCTATGCCGGTATCGAACGCCGAATTCACCACGTTTATAAAGTCATTAACAATATTGATTGCTCCATTGACCATATCCTGCATGATTTGAAGTACGCCAATCGCCATATCATCTGTAGAATTGGTGATTGCAATACTAATTCTCAACCAGCCAAGTTTTAGGTTGTCGAGAAACCCCAACAATGTATTTACGCCCGTCAGATATTTAATTCTAAGCTCATCCCAAGACGTCATAAGATAATCTGATGCAATTGCCCAGGCGTTTTGCAGCCCACCTACGGCTCGGATCCAGTTGTAAAGCACTCCAGTGCCAAATGCAGCCCTAATTGGCTCCGGGATTTGAGCGATTAAATCTATAAGATTTCCAATAAGCCACGCAGCATCAGTCAATATCAATTCCATCTCAGCCCCTAAACTGGAGATCGTTTCTCGCAATTCCAGCAAATTGTTTCTCGCCAAGGCTTCATCGATAGAATTAACAATCCCCTGCATCCCGCGAGTGGTTGCTGCATGCATATTGTCGAATGTGGCTCCCCAACTTGAGCCAGCTTCCTGTGCGGCACCTGCAACTCCAGCCATTCCATTTGCTCCATCGGTTGCAGATGTTAAGAGCATTTCTACAAAGCTTAGTCCCGCACCCTCTATGTTTTTGTATTGTTCAATAATTTCCTCGCCCATATAAGCGGTAATGCCAGGGAGTCTTTGAGATAACATCCTAATTTCCGTCTCGGATACCTTCCCTGTACTAAGTATTTTTTGCACAGCATAGGAGACATCTTCTATCGCCTGGTTTGTTCCATCACCTATTCCAGTTACTACATCCGTTAGTTGTCCAAATATTCTGATTGATCTATCAATATCTCGCGTTGCTGCGAAGAAGCCTTGGGTGGATTCAGCTGCTACATCAAGCCCATAAGCCGTACCAACAACATATCCCCGAAGACTTTCAAGTGCCCTTGCTGCTGCGTCTGAATCTCCTGTCATCCTGGTCATTGTCCGCTCAAATTGCTCCATCGTATCGATACGGTCAAACGCAGAATTTAATGCCGTTCTTAATTCAGTTTTAATACTGCTTGCTATGGCGGATATCGCTTGCACTGCGATTCCCTTCATGACCGTGAAGCCATCCCCGGCCCGCTGTGTGGACGAAGGAGTTTGTTGCAACTCTTGGTTCATCTGCTCCACGGCATTCTCGGCTAATCTTACATCGGCGGCGGCGGAGGCAAAGGTTGGGCCCAATTCTGCACCTTGAATTCCGCGCATTGCAGATAAAGTACTATTCATGGCCTTGGTAATAGCTTGCATGGGTTGACTCATACGATCTTGGAGGGCTAATGCACTTTGTATGGTTGCGATAATTATTACCTCCTTCCCCTTGGCTTCGCCTTGGCCGCCTGTGCTTCCATTTTCTTCTGCTGTTTCTTCTTGTCCTCAATCTTGTTTTGGATGCAGGCAATTACAAATGCTTTAACTTTTTGTGGAAGACGGGCAAACTTCCTTGGGTCCCCATACGCAGGAATATTTAAGACGGCGTACTGACAACACGCCGCCTCCCCGTCCTCCGCTATTAGTTTTTTGCTTCTTCAATGTCCTTGTTAATATCGGAATCAAATCCGCTCAACTTTGTAATCCGCTCGACAATTTCACTAACTTCACCAGGCAGAATCTTTCTGGATATGAATTCCGCAACGGTAGCGCATCCGGCTTTTGAAAGCAAGGCGGCGTCGGAAAAATTAGGCTCCACAATGTGACCGGCCATCACAAGATTGTTGAATTTTTCGTTGTCGAAATCAACACCCTCCTTGTTGACCTTCCCCTTGCTTCTAGCCCGGTAGCTTTCCCACTGCTTATTCGTTATGGCCTTAATTTTGAATATACCGATTCTGTCGTTTATATAAGCTTCTTCAGTCAAGCTATCTACATCGGGCAGCGCCAAAAAATCTACTAATTTACTCATTATATCCTCCTATTATGCCGTAAAAAGATCGTTGAATGCTTCGAGACTGTCAACCTCACTGAACGTGAAGTCGAAGCTATTTTCCAGTAGGTCAGTGTCGATATCGATTATGGCAACGTCTCCGCCATCTATATTACACTGACCAAGTTTCACGGACTGCCGCCCTGCCGAGCTTCCCGGATCGTCGTTTATAATAACCATAGTAAAATAAACATCCCTGCCGGTCTTTGCGTAGTCAATAAGCATCTTCGTCCACCGGCTGGTAACATAGTGGTATGTAGCGGAACCGGTGCCCGTCCAGCCTGCGGATTTGTTGCGGGTCGCCGGGTCGCCAAGCACATTGTATTCACTTTTTCTTTTTGCTATATTGGCATTAATGTTTTTGATTTCGGCAAGCTCAACAACATTACCGCCAATTGTTGCAGTGATAATCCCGCGCCGCCCATCAAGCGGCCTTGTGTCATGAAGTAATGGCATTTATTTAATCCTCCTATCCCTGCACATTTACGGTCATATACAATTTCTCCATGCTATCAACGGGACGAATCCACATATTGCAGACAACAGCATCCACTTCTGTCCCACGAATGACCTCCACATCATCCGCACCCGCGAATTCATCAATCGCGCCCAGCGTTTGAAGCTCGTTAAGATAGCCGATAATATCAGCTTTAAATATCATGCGCCCGTTTTCATTATTGCTCACCTTGCCAAGATAGGACTGTTCCCAAACATCAGTAACGCTTGTGCCAATCTCGTCCAAAGTGCGCAGAACGCGGTTCTTGCTGAAAGCGTAATCCAATTCCGGCGTGAACGTGTGCAGACTGTTGATATCCTGCTCCACAATGATTTCGCCGCGCTGATTGGCGGATAGGATGAACATGCCGTTCTGTAATGCTTCAATAATCTCCGAATTAGTACGCTCATGGAGTATCCCGACAGCGCCAGGGAATACGCGTCCTGTGTTCGATTGGACGATAGTGGCTCCAGCGGTAATTCCAGCCACCCATGCCGTCGCTTCTTCTGCGGTTATGGTGTCATTCGCACGAGGAACCCCACAATCGGAATTAATCACGCCTTGAAAATCCGCACCTAAATAATTGGCAAGTGCAACCTGTACTTTCCTCCCCTCATCATCGCGCATAGTCTTTGCGAATATGGCAATCTGCGCATTAACTGTTGCGCCATCAAAAGGAACAGCCATTGTCTGCCATCTGGCGCGGCTTGCAAGGGCGAGATAATTGGGATAGGCGGTGGCTGCGGTGTATGTGCCGTTTGTTCCGCCGGCAAGTGGAATCCCTGCATTCGCTGTCAATGCTCCGAATCCGCTAAACTCCACATAATCATTGTTGGCAAGCTCCTGCACCGTGGAAACGGTTTGCGTGTCGCGGCTTGTTCCGGCAACAAAGGTAGTTACCGTGAATAATCCGTCGGATTCCACAACCTGAATTGTGATTGAATTGCCGAACGTACCGGGGTATTTTGCTTTAGCAGTAAGACTTCCGGTTGTAATGGTTGCCTGAACGCCGCCGCTGTCAAGCCGATAGATTTTCGCCAGATAACAGTTTGAGAGCATGAGCGTGAGTAGCTTCGCGCTCTGCTCTGTGGCCTCGTCAAAGGCCGTCACGCCTACTTTGGAAAGGCTTGCGCCATCCAGCAGGTCGGTGCTGTAAACGTCTATTAAGACGCCCTCTGGCCCCCATGAGAGCGGTATCGCCATTGTGCCTATGCCACGGTCACCGACAACCATTGACGGCCTCGGGACACTAACGAATCGAATATAGGCCCCTGGCCTGACTTTGTTCTGGCTCAACCATGTGCCACCAGCCATATATATTCCTCCTTTATTTACGCGTACCTCCAATTGTATCCATACGCTATTTTACTTGGCTTATAACAAACTCTTGAAATATCTGTTTTTGCATATATCGGCAATCCGTTTTTCTTGACCGCATCAGATAAACTCTTGAATTGGTTCACGACATTTCCATCCAATATTTGAAGAATCGGTTTTGAGGTTTTTTCGTAATATGGGATTAAATGGCCTGTTGATCTAAGCGAATTTGAAAAAGCATGGCCTGTATTTTCTTTCGCCGTGCACCACTCAAGGTTAGATACATGATTATTTTGTTTGTTTCCGTCCTTGTGATTGACCTGTGGCTTCTCATCGGGATTGCTGATAAATGCACAAGCCACCAATCTATGTACCGCATAATGCTTCTTTATTCCGATTGCCTTATTAGCCAAATTTACACTGCGGTATCCATTCGGCTTTAAGTCTTGCACAAGTACTCTACCTGCACTTTTTCTGGCAAGTCCATTTTTCTGTATCACAATTCGGTCAAGACTGCGAGCCAACCCTGTATCCGACACCTGATACATTCCCTCAAAGCCTTCGATTTCAACATTGCGCCATTCCATCGGCGGCCTCCTTTTGGCATAAAAATACCGCCCGTCAGGCGGTTGTGAGCACGAGAAAAGCGCCCACCATAGGCAGACGCTTAGATATTATGTTTATTTGCTATTGCGTATCGCGTCCATGCATTTTTTGCATTTTTCCATTATCGTTCCCGAATATGTGCTCCAATGAGTGTTCAGGCCTTCATTGTAATATTTGCAAAATGTTCTGTCAGCATGCCCATCACTATACTTTTTGGCAAATACACATTCGTCGCAATATTTACCGTCAGGTATTTCAATCTCTACTTTCATAATATCCTCCTGTCTTAGCTTAATCAAATCGTTCTATGCAATAATTATATTACAAAATCCGAATTGCAACAAGTTTTTAGCCTTACGGACGCGCAATATTAACCTCAAGCTGTTCTTGCAACGGGTCAAGTTCAATCGGTTTCGTGGCCATGACATCAACATTACAAAAACAGTGGAGTACTCCATCCACCTTTTCAGTCCTGAGATTGCTTATCCGCACTGGTATGCCGTTCCAATAAATATAATCCAAGTCCGCCAACAGTTTTATGCTCGCATCATCAAGTTGCTGTTGTAGCGAACCTACAACGCTGGCAGGGTCAGCGGCTACATGGTATCGCATAGTAGCAAAATAGCTTAACGACCAATGGTCGCGGCGCTCTGGTTGAATGTTAAGTGTAAGTTGGTTAACAAACCAATGCGGGTAAACAAGAAGCTGCGCCGGTATCGTTTCCCTGTACCACGTCACACCGGGGAATATCTCGCGGAGCCGTATGCCGAGGGCCGAAGTGACGGAAGTTGCGACTAATTCGTATGGGTCAGGCATCCCGCCCACCGCTTTGCGCATAGTGCTCTTTACATTTTTCTTCATGTTTCAAGTGTAACAATGTGTAAAGTTCAATTTGAGACATGATGTTGATTATTTCCATAGACATGGAAACTCGTTCCATATCCCTAGAAAACCAAGCTGATTCAATCGGCTCTTCATAGTTCTTCGTATCATCCGTCTCAAAATATCTTACCGCATTCTCCTTAGAATTGTTCCTAATTTCCATTAGCCGTTCTTGCAGCATATCCCACATTTTTTTATAATCGTTATTCGCTTCACCAAGCATTTGTATACCTCCTTATTGGCAATATATTGCTTAATGACATATCACACCGCTTGCCTCATTTCCATCACTGCCGATTGCCTACTTTGACTAGTCGCGGGCGCTCCTATCGTGCCTTGATATTCTTCCAGCACCGTACCATCTGCCGCAAGTTTCCGCGCCATGATGTAGTCTGCGTTCTGCAAATCCACGCCAACGGGACAGTTAATGGTGATGCTCATTATTATGGGAACAGAACCCACGCTTACCGGATCGGGGTTATCAGTGGAATTGAAGGATAGATGGCATTTTACGTTTGTATAAATCGGGGTCTTAGGGTCAGTCACGGTTGTACTGCCGTCCGGTAGCGTGATAAGTTGTGAGCGGCCTATGTCTATACTGTCGCTATCCATTACATCACCAATAATACCGCCTATGCTCCCAAAATCAAAGGCCATCCCGCCGCCCCCTTTCCGTTATCCTGTAAGGCAATCGAAAGCTAAGAATCTGCGCTTCTATATCTTTTCTCTCGGCCTCAATATCCTTTTCCGTTAATTGCGCGGTTGCAAAATTCACACTGCGACCGGCTTCAGAAACAGAGGCGACCGGAGCGTTGAAATCCGTAGACAATGCCCCTGTAGCAGAAAGCCTTACCATTCTCGCAACCGTCTTGTTTAATTCCTCTGGCAATTCGTTCCGGTTCGTGCGGTTTAGCACATCCTGTACGGCGATATCAATATACAGCGTCAGAATCGCGTCCTTCGAATCGTCCGTAATGCCAAGTAGGACTTTGACGGTATCAAGTAGGTTCATCTTGCACCGCCTCATAGGTCTTGGCGAAAATATCAGGCTTACAGGGATAAAATTCACCGCTTACGCCCTTTATGATGTAATCGCCTGACAAGGCTTTCATAACACCTTCAAGAGTTGGAATCTCCATTACGCAGACAGGCGGGCCTTGACCGGCGATATATGCTGTGCTCATATCCTCGTCAACATAGTATTTTAACTTTTTGCCAACAAATGAAAATATATCACTTGCGTTAATTCCCGTCCACTGAATAGCTTCAACGACAACTGGCTTCTTTCTATACTTCATTGCGCACCTCCGCTTCATCCTCTGGCTCAACCGCAAATATACTTTCCTTCTTCGGCTTTTTTGCAGCCGTTTTTTCAGGCTCGGGTTTCTCTGCCCGTTCCTGCCGTTTGCTGATTATCTGCTGTCTCGAAAGTTCTGTCAGCATGTGTATCACCGTCCTTTTTGGCATAAGAAAAGCGCCTACAGAAGTAAGCGCTTAGTTATTCAAATTGTAATGCGGGTTGGGATTTACACCCAACATAACATAGGGTAGGCGTGTGCCGACGCCTCGTTTTACTTCTAACCCCGAAAGGTTCTTCTGCAAAGGCATTCGCCGGACATCCTCCGGCACCTAACCGCGACAGCTCGCACATAAGCACGGACACCCGGGCAGTTCCCCTATATCTGATTAACGTCTACTTATTCCGTCACCGCATTACATATTAATTATACCACGAAACCCGCATAAACACAAGATTATTCAGCCTTTTTAAGCAGGTTTATCACTTGCCTACGGGTTTTATCCGTGGTGTCAATTTGCCTTTCAGCGGCAAGGGCAGCCAGCGCCTCGTCGTCAAGTTCGTTGTAATCTGCGGACTCCTCCGAAACAGCAGGAGCAAGGGTTTCCCCCTGCTCCGGTTCTGCGCTCGGCGTTACAACAGGCTCGTAAAGCTTATAGCCGTTTGCCCTATATTGCTCAATCTCGCCATCAGGTACTTGTATTACCCTGTTCAGCCTTATCATTAGAGGCATAATAATCCTCCTTAATTTGTGACAAAATTGATTGCCGCTGCTTTTTCGTTAAGAATAAAAGTATCTTCGAAACTCTCTTCGTAGTATACCCATTTGCCGTCAGACAGCGCGGCAGGCTCACTCACCTGCGAAAACTGATACTGAACAGGCGTATACACCGCAAGGGGATGGATAAGCGCCATTTGAATTGTGCTTGCGCCCGGTGCGGCAATAGAGCCAACAGTAAAGTCAAAGGCAGTTTTCATGATGTTAGATGGTACTTTTTCAATCGATACGTCATCAAGACGTGAAATCGCCCTTGTAAGCTGCGTATTACCATCCTTAAGACTGATTTGTCGCACAATGTCCTTGGCATTCTTGATTAACGTGTTTGTAGCAGGAGTCACATACAGAATGCGTCCCACTTCTGGCACGTTTGCCTCGTCCATGTCCTCCATCATTGCGTCAAATGTGGGCAATACGTTTTCCACCGTAAGCGTGATTATTTTTGCCGCATTTCCAAGCGCCGCCCAATCGGCATAAATTTTAGAAATACAATATCGATCCATCTCAGGGAATTTTTCATGCTCATTGAATGTGCGGGTAATATTCTGTATAGTGACTATCATATTCGTTTGGATAACATCGACTGGATGAATGAGGGTGTCCCATTTCCTGTGATTTGTAAGTACCTTCGGTTCCCATTCGTTCGAGAAGTTTCGACGCTTTTCGCCGATCAAATCTCTATCGCCATCGACGCGGCCGGTCGTGCTTAGTTTTGGAATTTTAATTGTCTGAGCATCAATTACGCGGTAAATAGCATTATTCGGCGTAGTGTAAAGTGCGCCGAAATGCAGGACAAATGGAAATGCATTTGCCAATGCTCGGGCGTATTGTGTTGCATAATTTAAGGGTGTTGCCATGTGTTATCTCTCCTTTATTATTCTTGTTTTGGTATTTGCCTTACTGGTTGAAAGTTAAAATTAAACTGCTCTTCGCCGCCGCTTGCGCCTTTGCTCCCGTCCGGCTGAAAGATTGACACGCCTACGGGAAGCTGCGCGGCGGGCGGCGCGTCTTGTGTTGCGGGCTGTGCCGGAATAGGAAAGTCAACTAAGGCAGCATCCAGTGCCTTGCTAAAGTCGCCGTCCTCTGCCAAATAACTTTGAGCCAGCGCAATGTATTTGTCAGATTTATCTGCTGGGATTCCCTTGCCAACCGCCGAAAGCTGGCGCTGTAGTTTCAGGTTGTCGTTGGTCAGTCCGGTAATGGTGCCGTCCTTTTCGGCGGCAATCTGCTCCGGCGTCTGCTGTTTCGCTTTCCATTCGGCTGTCATTCTGTTGATGGTTTCCGGGTCAAGGTTCTGCTGTTCCAGCATTGACCTAAAAACACCTGTCATTTTTCTTTCTGCGGCCTCACTGGCCTTTGTCTCGGCTTGACTGATAATGGAGTTAATGTCCACATTTACCGCCGTGGGCGTCGCTGCCGCCTGTACAGGCGTGGGTGCCGGTGCTGTCACCGTAGGGGTTGCCGGGGTAATGGATTCTGCCGGAGGCTGTGCCCCGCCATCTGAAAGCCTCATTGCCAAAGTTTTGATATTCATTTTCCTGCTCATAACTTTCCTTTCCGCTCAAAGCGTCCGTTTAAGGCTCGTCAGCCGTGATTTTGACAAAATAAAAAAGCCGCCCACTTCCAATAAGGAAATGAACGGCTCTAACGGCTCTGGTTATTTAAAATTTGTTTTCATGGCTTCTAACTTAGTAATCTCGCCTTTTAATGACTTGATTTTTTTATTAACTATCTTTGTAGCCTTGTTGATTGCCTTTTCTTTGGTTTTATGCCAAGTCTTACCCTCGTCATGATGATAAATATGAGTTCTTCCGCCTGACATAAGCCCCCGAAGCCCGCCGTGATCTATATATATTGCCTCAACATCATAATCACAAACGTCTGGATATTTCGTTGTTTCTGCTTTTATAATGCCATGCAGAAGCACATCATCAGTAATCCAAACAGTAATAGGACAATCGGGAAAAACTTCCCACGAATAGACTTTTCCGTTCCGTATGTCTACCAGATTGTCACGACCGCAAACATGGCAATGCAATTCCGCCTTTATCGTAGTCTTAGCGGTTACTTTTTGCAAATATCCTCCGCATAGGCAAGGCATATGGTCATCAAGCTTAAACGGCGGGTCATATTTTTTCTTTAGGCTCATGGCTCACATCTCCTATTTTGATTTCTTTCTCTCCACGACACGATTTACACCAACAAAAAACGCCTCTGCTCTCAGCATCAGCGTTGTATGTCGCTATTCGTTTCCCGCAATCGGGGCATGGGTAGGGTTGTTTCATTCTTCACCGCCTTTGAAATAATCCTCAATGGCATCAGCAAGCACTCCTATAATTTCATTTGAGTCGTCGCGCGTTGGCCTATATTCGGTATAGGTGAGGTGTTTATGTGTTGTTGCAATACCTTTGAGCATTTCAAGGTCTTCCTGTGTGATTTTTATTTCACCCAACAATTCACACTCCTTCGCAAAACGCCCATCCGGGCGCGGGGTTATTCAGCCGGTTCGTATGTTTTGGCGAAAATATCAGGCTTACAGGGATAAAGCTCACCCTTTATGCCTTGAATAATATAATCACCGACTGTTGCATGATGATCTCCTTCAAGCGTCTTTATATAGAGTTCACCAGCATCCTTAAAGTACATAGTTCCGTCTTCCAAAGCCTTAAATATCCATTCCGGTGCTTCATATGGAGTTCCGTCGCTATAGGTGAAATCTCCATCATATTGAAATGCCTCAATAACAACGGGCTTCTTTCGATATTTCATATTCATTCTCCTTATTCAAATTACGCATAACGCCGCGCCGCGAGATTAGGTTGCGCCTTTGCTCTGCAAATAAGCCTTGAACGCCTTGTCAAAACGGGCGGGCATTTGTCTCTGCACTTCATCAATGCTCACGGTCATCATGAAAAAGCCATCACGCCATGAACCGTCAACATTACGCGCTCCAAACTCCACGAAACTTGCATAATCCATCCCATTCCAGATAACGACCTCAAAATTGTTGCCGATAACATCAATGCTTGCTATTGTGGAGCGTTCGGGGTCAATTTCGACCTTGCCCTCTTCCTTGGCAGCGCGGAGGACAATTTCTTGACTGCCCACGCCCCACATATTACGCAACGCCCCGGTATCAACCGGCGTTTTCGGCTTAATCTTTGCGATTGCCCGTAATGCCATTTCAAGAAGGAATTGTTTCAAGAATGTATCGAAGTCGTTGTATGCGTCTTGCCAGTTCTTGAAAAACTTCTCCAATTCGGAAAAATCGGCTTCGCGGCTCATGGCAACACTCCTTTCGGGCAAGAGAAAACCACCTATTAAGCGGACTTTCTTTCTGCGTTGATTGCTATGTGTTTGAAAATATGCACTATCACATCGACCGTCCAACCGTTACCTAACCCCTTGTAGCGTTGCGTGTTGCTTACACCCTCGGTATATCCGTCAGGAAGTGTTTGCAAGCGTTCACACTCAACAGGCGTTAGCTTGCGGATAATATAATCACCGTCTGGTAAATCAATATAATATAAGCCGGTTTTGCCGCCTACGCCGCTACCATTAGATGATAGACAAACGGATTTTCCTTGTACGCTATAAACCCTATAGCCTTGTTTGTTGTGTATGGTATCGCCCATATTGCCTATGCGGATAGGTTCAAATACTTGTGTGCGTTTTTTCTTTAGCATATCCTGCGGTACAGAATTGGCATAAGTAGCAGTTAAAGTATATGCTTTTTCCTTATCCGTAAAAGGCTCAAATGCAATAGTCCTATTATTTCTTGCGTGATTTCCAGTTATCATATTGTCTGTGTTGCCCATAGTTTTATGATAGTGAGCGTCAAGGCAATAACCTTTTTCCCTATTTGCAAATCCGCTATCCAAAATATCTTTCAAGAATATGCCTTTATCTATTGGCTGTTCAATGTCTGGAATATTCGTCCAATAAAGCCGCCTACGCTGCTGTGCCGATACTAGCGCCGAGTTAATCATAATCGACTCAACGCCCAACTCCTCGCTGATAGCGGCTTGAATATCCTTGTGTATGCTGTAGTTATTTTCATAAAGGAAATAGCGGCAACCGCTTTCCGTCAACGCTCTTTTGTACTGCATGAACAATTCCCAACCGATACCGCTTGATGTTGTTTCCCTGCCTTGCTTGGCTATGCTCCAAGAGGTGCAAGGGCTACCGCCTATCAGAATATCAAAGCCTTTGTACTGTGTAAAATCAGCTTCAAACACATCACCATTGTATTCATCGTTTGGATAATTCTTTTTTGCTATCTGATTGGCATATTTGTCAATCTCAAACGATACATAGCGGTCAATCGGTATTCCTGCTCTTTCAAGGGCAATCCTGCCGCATGATATTCCGTTGAATAATGATAAGACTTTCATTTTTTTAACCCCTTCAATCTTATTAACCCCTTAAAATAAGCATAAGAAAAGGACGAGGGGGTTAATCTCGTCCTACGGCTGCGCTGCCGCCTTATGCTGTTAAAGCCTTGCGGCATTTAACCTTTGTTAATATGTTCTTTCGCCCATTCCCGATAAGCCATGCTCGCCGGTACAAGATATGATTTCCCTGTTTTGGGGTCGCGGGCTATGCGTTGCGCTTCTTCGTACATGGCGTCGATTTCGTCCGGTGGAAAGTATGGTATTTGCGTAGTCCTACAATTCGGATGAAACGGAGGGAAGTTTATGCCCGGTTCCTCCTCACCAACATTAAATAGCTTTCCGTCCATATCGGCGCAGATTTCCGAAGTGCGATTGTCAAGCGTTGCCAGTATCTTGTACTGTGCCACGCCTGCTGCCTTGTAGGCAGATTTTGACGCTTGATTAGCAATAAAGTTAAATTCCGTCCGCGCCAACCGTTCCCCATAAGAACGCCGCACATCCAACTGGTCAGCTATGTCCTTGCCGATAATGCGGGGATTTTGCCCCAATGCAATACCACGAGGAATAATTTGCCCCATTGCGATAGTCAGCCGATCTTTGTCCGTCCATATGCGGTCTGAATAATTTTCGCCCAACCACTTTTGCGAGACGGCTTTTTCAATGGCTTCCGCATTCAGTGAAGAAAACGGCGAACCGAATCCTACACCTTGTTGGATATTGAAGATCGTCCGGTAATAAGCATCCTCATATGAACCACTCAAACCCTCCCTAAACGCATCCTGCTCCTGTGCGTACAATTTCTCAATCTGCCACTGCACATTCGCTTGTAAAGCCTCCAAACGGCTCACGGCTGATTTTAAAGATAATTGACGGTGAAGCTTCTTTCGATAAGCCGGGTCAAAAGCATAGCCAGTTTCTTTTATTGCATCATAATATTCCTGC